GCAGAACTGCAAGTTCAAACGAATACCTTAATGCGAGATCAAGCACGACTAAATATTCGTTGTATGATCACATGCAATGACCCCAGTAAAACTGATATTCCTGGTGAAATGTTCGGTTGTGGTAATGGCCAAATTGGCACTATCACGAAGTACATCCCTTATCACTCTCCGGTGCCATACCATATACCGAAGGCACTATTAGAAACGTTGGAGGATAAAGAATATCAACATTTTTACAAAATTCGAGATCCAAAAACTAATAAACAAGTAACAAAAACCCGCTTAGCTAAGACCTTTGCTATTCAACTTCTGCCTGCGATTACTAAAGTAGAAGCGGATGCTATTCGTCTTCGCCAGAAAGCGACTGTGACAATGGATGATTTATGAGTATAAGTGTAGCTAGTCTTACCGGTGGTGGTTCTCAAGAACAGGGTACATTTGATGAACTAATGCGCTCTGTTAATTCCCAGATTGAAACCCAATACGATTCTGGGCGGATACAGGGAGCAGATTACGCTCAAGCCTATGTCGGTATGACTCAAGCTGCATTGCAAGTTGGCTCTCAATTCACACTGCAAGCTCCGCTGGTAACACAGCAGGAGCTGTTGGCTCAAGAAAATATAGTCAACACCAAGAAGCAAGGTTTGCTTTTAGATGAAGCTTTGGTGAAAGCCAAGGTGGATAGCATAATAGCCTCTATGCAGCTGGAAGTTCTAACTGAGCAAAAGGCTAAGATAATCAATGAAACTGCTTTAGTGGCACAGCAGACCTCTCTAATGGGTGAACAACTCGCTAAGGTAACTGAAGAAATTGAATTGGTTAAAGCCCAAGTTGCTCATATTGGTGTGCAGGATTCTATGCTTGCTCAACAAGAAGCGAATGCCTTATCAGAGAATGCCAATATTGTAGCTAACGCAGGTAAGATTGCAGCTGAAACTACAATTTTGATCCAGAAAGGCTTTACTGAACAGGCTCAACGTTTGGATGATGTGGATGGTGTGACGGTTGCAGGTATTATCGGTAAGCAGAAAGTCCTATATACTAACCAAGCAAATGGCTTTATTCGGGATTCTGAACAGAAAGCAGCTAAAATACATGCTGACTTCTTTACAGTAATCAAGTCTGTTACAGGGATCAATAATGACTCAATTTACGGGGCATCGGGTCCTCAAATAAAAGCAGTCATGGATAACATGGTAACCAACATTGGTGTTACACCAATACCCCCAGCGGTCTGAGTCTGAATAAGGGCTTCGGCCCTTTTATTATTTAGGACATCATATGGCTTTTTGGGATAAAGACGAAGTAATAACACTCCAATCCTCCACTCTACAATTAGTTGAAGATACCCCTAACCTTCTTAAAGATTCTATTTATGTTTCAGTAATGAACAATCGTTCGATTGCTGAAGACCTCATGGATAACCACCTAAACGGTTTAGCTTCAAAAGCACAGTCTTATTACCGGTACGGTAGAGATCATACAGTGCTGGGCTTACCTGAAGGTTCCACGGGGTATATGCCACCCAATGAAGCGTACATTCTCCATACCCTACAAGAAGACCATATATCCGGTATCTCCCTGGATTACGTTGTAGCGGATAGATTGAATGCCACGTTATATGTAGCAGATTATTTACAAGGGGTGAGTGGTTGGGACCATTTAACCAATATAGTAAGTACACCTCCCTTTGCGGCAGTAGGAACAGCCACATTTTTGACGGCTAAAACGAATGGAGAACAATCCATTAATATTGTTTACGCCGATTCTGGGGGGCCTAATTACACGGAAACAGTTAATTTTCCATCAGCTCATCCACAAGAGCTTTATTACCATGTTGCCTATTACCAATCTAAAAATTCTGAACGCTTTGGTGAACGGCTGTATTGGAATTACCAGGAATCCACAGGGCTGTACCCTAAATTAGATTTACCGCCAGTGACTGTCGATCCAGATTCCCCATATATGCCTATTGTCCCTTTACGTTTGAATCAGGAAGATCAATCAGACCCAGCTTTCTATGATGCTCAAGTGTATGAGGACAGCAAACGCTTATGCAAAATTATTGGTACTGACTTTGATGAATTATGTGATGGGGTACATGGCCGAGTAGCCGGTGATCCGCTATGGGATGAAGTGAATGACCCAAACTATGTTAGTCCTGAAGTCGTAGAAACAGACTTCTCTTATTTAATATTTGGTATCGATATCCAATCAGATAAACCTGACACTCTACACTACCTATTTGATTACTTTGAATACCTTTGGGGGAATTCCACGTACTCAGCACAGGATTATAATTATTGGTTGGATGGGCATAGCTTTGCTTCAACACCGGACTTGAATAGAGTAGTGATCAAAGAGTCAAACTACCATATGGAATTGGCTTACCATTATATTGATAGGCAAGTGATACAGGGAGTAATTGGGGAGAAAGGTGAGTATGTACGGGTAACCACCACTTCTCCTCCTTTAACAAGAGGGAACCCCTTCAATCCCTATACTGTTAACCAAGATTCCATTGTTTTCCAGTATCAAGTATCAGAAACTGAGTATATTGAATTACTGGTATTTGGGGTTTATCACCTAAATTATATCTATTCTGACTCTGTTATTAAAACAACATTAACCACAGCGTTAGCTGATGTGAACGGCTATAACAATTTCGTTATCCCCTTGCATATTGGAGTAGCTAAAGGGATGGGAGCACTGCCACATAACGCAGTGATGTACGACACTATCCGCATAGTATTCAATACCAAAATAGTGACTGAATTGGACTGGTATGAAACCGAGTTCTTTGCGGATGTGGTTAAAATACTCGCCATTGTTATAACTATTGTGTCCCTTGGTTCATTATCCACTTCCCTCGCATTGGCCCTTACATTGACCGGAGCAGCAGGGATAGCAGCCAGTTACGTATTAGCTGCGTTAGTGGTGTATGGCACACAGGTAGCCGTTAAAGAAATAGCGGATAAAGCCGGTGTAGAACTGGCCATAGTAATAGCCTTTATTGCTACGATCATGATTGGCACCTGGTCCCAAAATACCATTGGGGCAGCTGAAGCCGTAAAAACGGGTACAGAGTTTGCAGCTACTAGCACCCTTGATGCCATTTCCTTTTTGGATGCTACCCAAGTCTTGTTCGATATTGGCCAAGCAAGGCAAGCAGAAGACCTTGTAGATCTCGCAACTGATCTGGCTGAAACCATGGATGAGCTAGAAGAGATAGCTAAGGAATTGGCAGAATTAACAGAAGGCTCCATCGATCCATGGGCCACAAATATGCAGATGTCCAAAATTGATCCAACTGAATCCCCCAGCATGTTCTATGCTCGGACTATTCATCTTGGGAATATCGCTGTATTATCCAATTTACAAACAGAATACTTTGTCGAATCTAAACTAAGACTGGATCTACCCAGCTCAGATATTAGATTGGTCGTATAGGAGAAAAGCATGTCAATAACGGGTTTAGATGACCTTGATTTCAGTGGGAATAGTGGCTCAGATATGGGCTTTATGAATTCTGCCATGAAACCCGGGTTTGATATGACAGGGTTTGGGGATACCAAAGATTTTGGTGGTGGTAGTAATGGTACCCTCGATCTCATAAATTCTATTAGCCAGGGCAATGCCACAATGAACAGTGCCTCCAGCTTCTTGGATAATTCCAGTAGTGGGCCTACCAAAGATACCGGCCTATTCAGCTTTATGGATAATGATTTCTTCAAGTCCATGTTCGGTAGCCAAGATGATAAAGGCAATATCAATCAAGGTTTTCTGGCTCCATTAGGTCAGGGTATTCAAGGGGTCATGGGCTTCATGCAAGGCCAAGAGCAGTTGGATCTAATGGGTCAAGCAAATGACCGAGCCAACGAGCAGTGGGCTATGGAATCTAAATTTTTACAAGAAGAACGGAATTTTACTAATCAGTCCCGTGATTCACAAGATGGCATTCTGGGCAACTACAACCCAGCTATATAAGGAATAGAGTATGAGTCGTGAAATGGATACGTTATGTAATTCCCTCAATCGTCGTAGAGTTGATCCGGTAGATTTAGCCACTTCATTAGGCAGACCTCAAGAAACTCAGCGTAATGGTATTGGTGACATCTTCAGTGCATTCAAAAGTATTGGTGATCAACGGATTGCTAATAAATCGAATCAGTTTAAGAACAACACAAATGATTTGGTTGGCCAGTTAAACAAAGCCACAACTGAAGAAGAGTTACGGGGTGTTGATCAAAAGCAATTTGGTGATGCTGTCTATGAAGATCAGTTGAATAGAGAATTTGATAGCCGCCGTAAAGGTATTGCCGGTGAAGACGCTGCTGCGTTACAAAAAACACTTACCCAACAAAGAATTGATACTGGCGTTAATACAGCTAATCGCAGAGCAGGTGTTCAAGAAGATCAGGATAAGCTAACTGATTTAAATATATTCAATCAGACTGCTGAAAAAGATACCAACATCCGTTTAGAAAATGAAAGGGTAGCTACTGTTGGTATCAATGCAGAATTAGATAACTTAATTAAAGGTTCTGACTGGGATGGGAATATCCTAGATTTTGGTAATAAAGTAGATGAGGTATTAGCGAATGATAAAACGCTATCTACTACTCAAAAAGACCAAATAAAACTGGGTATTATGAATAAAGGTATAGCTGCACTCAAACCGAGTGATATCGATCAGACCGTTATTACCCAACAAGAAAAAATGAACCAATTTTCTATGCAGAGTTTAAAAGATTCTCACAGTGCCGAATTACAAGCGGTGGCTACTGCATCAAATATTGATCCATTAATGGCTGACTTACAGGATGATAATTCTCTCCCTATGGAAGAGCTAATAGCTTCTAAAGCGCATTTTGGTGAGAGTGGAATGCGGGTGGAAGAGGGCATCGATTATATTAATGCTAAGTTATCTGGTGTTTCAGGTGGTGTCTCTACAGGTGTGATGAATAAAATTTTAGGTGATGCATACACCAGTAATCGTGATATCAATCCCGCAAACGATAATAAATTCGAATTACAAATAAATAATCTTGACGCAGTTATTAAAAAATACCGTGATGGTGTACTTGATAACCCACGGATGGCTGATTATAAACGCCGTCAGTTAAATCATAAAAATGTAATATTTGCAGCTGAGAATACGCAGAGTGCTTTACTGTCTAAATTACGTAAAGATGCTGCTAGAAATAATTTAGCGGGTTTAACAGATAGAAAAGGTAATGCGGTAAAACTCAATAGTGGGAATACTACTGGACAAAATCCCCTTAGCGTAAAAGAAATCGCAGCACTCGCCCATGAGATACAGCAGCAAAATAAACCTGAAAGTAATCGTGCATTTTTGAATACTCTACAGACCCAAGCACGATAGGTGTGACCAAATTTAGGGTATAAGTATGGCAACAACTAAACAGTACGATTTGGCTAAATTTGCGAATATGAAAGATAGCCTCGGAATATCGGCTATTGAGAATTTGCAAATTGATGCGATGAGTGGAGGGGGTTCTCGTGCAGACTTAATTAAAGCAAGTAAAGGTCATCCCCTTCCTGTTGAAGTACCTACAACCATTGTTGAGGGGAAAGATCGGGTAGGCGAATTCGGTTTTATGCAGAGAAACTCTTCTCAAGTTCAAGCAGCATTAAATGCTGAACGCCAGCCGAATATCCCAGATTTTCTTTCTTCGAATCAAACCAACCCTACCGTAGATAGTACAGGTAATCCATTACCTGTATTCGACTCCCCAATTCTGAAGCCACCAACTAAGTTGGATCAGAAGCTTGCCAAATTAAAAGACAAGCAGCAAAAGGTTACTAGTGCTAAAAGCAGAAAAGTAGCTGAAGTTAAAGGGGCTACTCCACAGCAACAACAGCAAGTCGTAGATCTTGATACTCTAGGTATGCAAGATTATATCGGCAAGTACGGTGTTGCTGCCGGTAGGGAGTTTGTTGATTACCACTCAGGTAAATATGTCGATACTTCACGTTACGATACATCTTCATTTTTAGAAGATAGCCGGAACATGGCTATTGGTGGATTTCTGGAATCTTCTAAGATTGTTCCTCAAGTAGTATCCTTTGCTGCTACAGCTGCGTTGAATCCTATTAAAACAGCAGTGGATGTTGGTGAAACTCTCTGGGAAACCGGTGATGAAATGCTGGGTGGTACCCCTAACTTAAAGGAGAGTATTACTGATGACCCGTGGTTTGATTCCCCAGTCCATAAAACCCCTTCTGCATTAGACTATGTGAAAGAGGGTATTCGAGAAGCTTTAATTATTCAGCCAAACAAAGCTGTTAAGCGGATTGATGACCTGAAGAAAAATCTACAAACCATCGGTTACAAAGAACGGTCTGAGGATCGAGCAGGGGATAGAAAGGAATATAACAAAGCTGCGGATGCTGCATTACCCAAAGATGCTGGTCGCTTGGATAGAATTGCAAATCAATTTGATCAATTAAGTAATGCGGTCACCTCTGCTGATTTTGAAGAGATTGCTGTCGGTACAGCCGAAAGTCTTGGTTCATTATTAACTGCCAGTAGCGTTGCAAGTACAGCAAGAAAAGCAGCTACCAAAAAAGCAGATGTTGATATTACTAAAGCTCGTAAAGATGCTGAGCAAACTTCTGATTTAACAGCGGATGTGTATAAAGGTAAGGATACAGATAAACGTCCTACGCGAGATGCTGAAAGGGATGATCTAAATTCGGATGGACAAAGAGATAAAATAGATACAGACCAATTGGCTACTTTCCGGGCACAACATAAAATAGATATGGGTGATGCAGCTACTGTTGCAGCAACCAAAAAAGCCAAAAAAGATATTAACTTGGCTACCGTTAATTCAGCTGTTAAGTCAACCGCTGTACTTGAAGGTGCTTCTACAGGTACCCAAACTTTTAATACAGTAAATGCTGCCTCATTTGAGGATCTAGAAAAAACATCATCTGACTTCCGTGCATATCTTGATTACATGTCACCAGAAGATGCTCGGGAACAATTAGCCTTAGATGAATCAGCTAAAGCTGGAGCCACTCAAAGTGTATTGGCTCTCGCTATTACCAAGTTAACCGGTGGTGCATTTGCAGAAACTAAATTAGCTACCCCTGGTAAAGCTGGACTTGTCCGTACTTCAGGTGATGTGGCAATAGCGGGTATTCGTGAAGGTGCTGAGGAATTGGGCCAAGGTGGTACAGGTACCATCGTAGGGAATATTTCAGAAAGAGATACGGCCAATGCTGATAAGGATATTTTTGAAGATGCAGCATCGAGTGCAGGTACTGGCTTAGTTATTGGTATCGCTGCAGGTAGTGGTGTAGTCGGCATATCTGAATTACCCAAGGCAACCGGTAGAACATTGGCCAAGGGTGCTAAAGCTATTACTGATAAAGTTTTGGGACCAGTTGAATTAGAAGCAGGTACCACACTGAATACGCAAACTTCTGTTACTCAGGTTGATACTGATGCAATGGAATCAGCGACTGAAACAGAAGAGAAAGAGGAATTAACACCCGTAGCTAAGGGTATGATTGCTCATCAAGTTCAGAAGATCAAAGCACTGAAAGCTTCCTTCGCTGCTGGTGCACCTAAGCATGAGATAGCCAAAAATGCGTATGAAGTTATTAACACTATCGCAATGTTGGATGAAGCTATCGCTAAGGGTGATACCAACGCCAAAGCAGCTAAAGAGATATTGACCCGAGATTCAGGTTATCTGGCTCAGATGGGTCAAATATTGGTTCCTGATGAGACATCCATTACTACCCTGAATGAATTATTAACCCGGGCTAATGGTGATCCTGAAAAAGTATTGGATGCCGGTGCTAAATTAGCTGAAGGCATTGCCAATCAGGATAAGCAGGACATCGATAATATTGACTTATTGATGACCCAAGCACTCTATTCTCAGGATATGGGAGATGATTCTTCCTTCAATGCAAAGCAGACTACGGGGATAGCTGATCTGGCTAACGCTACAGGGGCTGGTACAGCCGTTGCTCGGGATCAGATACGCAAGGTAGCTAATCACAAAACGGCCTTAGAAGTCACTCAGCAGGTGTACAAGGGTACCGGTGATGGAACCAAAATGTCCTTCCAAGGTTTTAAGGACAAGTTCGGTAATCTAGCTGCCAAAATGCAGATCAATGATGTTGCCGGTATTGCTACAGCCACCGCTGATATAAAACGATTTGCTGATGAACGGTTGGCTAAAGTACAAGCATTTCGGATAGCCAGAGCAGAAGCAAATAGGACCGGAAGACGAGTACCTTTAAAGAAGCCTAATGGTGACTTTTATTACTCTATGAAAATAGATGGTGAGGGTAATACGGTAGAAGATAAATCGAGGCCACAAGGGGTAAATCCAGGTCCAGATAATAAGTTTGCTGAAGGTATTACCAAAGATGGTGAAGTAGCCACAGCAGCCTTACAGCAGTTGGATAACCTTGCCGGTACTTACCAAGCATTAGCTGATCCAATTGATCAATCCATTAATACACCGGTTGAAACGACTGCTGCCGCTCCTGTTGTTGAGTCAGAAAATCCAGCTACCAATGAAGATGATATTTCTGCTGAAGCTGGGGATGCATACGCTGAACTTCAGGCAAGAGAAGATGCTGCGGCTTCTCCCATCAGGGAGGAGTTGCAACCTGAGCCTATAGCTAAAACTACTCCCTTAAAGGATTTATTCATCAGAGAAGATGTAAGTGAGTTTAAAGATAAGGATGGCAACACAGTTGAAGAGACTATTAAATTAAACGCAGCAACTGTTTTACGGAGACACCGTACTCGGGGTAATATGCTCGAAAAATTATTGGGGTGTGTATCTAAATGAATAAAGCTACTAGCTCCAGTATTGTTAAGACCATGGAGACATTACATTGAGTTTACTAGGTTGCATGAAGAAAGCAGGCAGTGGCCTTAAAGCAGCAGATCGAGTTTACCTAACTACGGTTAGTGATCTGAAACAAGCTGAAGGTATGACTGAAAAAGAAGCGAATATTGCTGCAGTAGAGAGTTTGCTTAACCGGTGGATATCAGAAGGTGGCACTATTGCTGAAGAAATTTCTGAAGCTGGTGGTGAGGTCCCTGCTGACTTACAAGTCCCGAATGATCCAACCAAAGTGGTTGATCGTTATGGCTCAATCTACACAGAGGATGCCAGTCTTGGCACCGTATTAGCCGTTACCCGTAAAGGTAAAATTATTGTTAATCCGAATATCACTGTTGACGAATTCTTCCTCTATTTCAAAGGTGGGGTAGAGGGCTTTACGAGCCAACAGAAGAAAGTAGTGTTGGCTCAGATGGCAGAGCAAGGTATTACCACAGCCTCGCTTAAAGAGTTCATAAATACCCCTGAACGGGTACAAGAATTCCTGGTTCGACATGAGCAAGCTCATATTAATAATGGTGATCCAGCGGTCTATTTTGATCAAAGTAAAACGGACTACCTGACTGCCGATAAATTAGCCATGGAGCTACGGGCTAATTTACAAGCTTTAGAGGCTATGGGGTATGCAATGGGTGAGGGTACTGCAGCACCCCAAGGGGTGCTGCATTCCGAACAATATTCACCTACCCAAGAAATTGGGGATAGGGTTACTTATGATTCTCAGGATGCCCGGTTAGGAGAAATCACAACTACCGACAGTAATGACACGATTACTATCCCCTTAAAGAATGGGGCTGTTGATGAAGACCAAATTATTGCTAAGCATTTAGGCAATGGTCAGTACGTTGTACGCATTGCTCCACTGTCAGAAAAGAATCAGGGTCAGGGATTAGATAAAGTTTTATTTAATGAGCTGATTAATTTTACCCAGGCTAAAGGTTTTACTTTGGCTTCCGGTAAAGTGGTATCTACAGCGAACCAACGGATCTGGCAGAAGCTAGAAAACGATGGCTATATCGTTAATGTTAATCCTGAAAATATTAAACACAATAATGGCACTATCGAAGCTACTGATGGTCAGCCACTGTACACATTAGGTGCCCGAGAAGGGGGTGACATACTTACCCGTTTAAATTCACCTGTTCAAACATTGGAACAATACCGAGAGTCCTCCAAACTGAGTGAGGAACGGTATAAAGATGTCACTCTATTGGGTTACTTAACAAATCAAGTAGCTAAATTTTTTGGTAAGAAAAATAGCCCCACAACAAAAGTTGCCAATCTATTACATCGCTTGAGTACAACTCAAGATATCGAACAACAACAAAAGTTAGTCGATGATGCTGGTGTGAAAGGAACACTCACTGAAGCTGATCAAGAAATATTAACTACGGTATACCCAGAGGTTCGGGCATCAGTAGAAAAATACTTATCAGCTAAAGTAAAAACAAAATTTACTAAGACCCCAGAGCAGATGCGTAACACTGTTCCTATCCTGAATTTTGCAGATGAGAATGGGGATCTCTTACCTGAATTCATTGATGCCATGGGCCTAGTTGCTACCAATATGATTCATTATGAATTCGGTAGATTAGCAGGTATCAGTGATGAAGCGATTAAACGCTTTTTAGGTATCGACAGTAAGCAATCTTTACCTGCTGGTGCCCGAGATGCATTAGGTGAAATGGGTGTTCCGGTTAGCACTTTACGTGGTCCTCTAGGTGCCGATGTTATTTCCACTATGGGTTTAAAATCCAATAAGGGATCACAGAATATTCCCAAAGCAGTCAGTGATGCGATAGGTAATGAGCTATTGGATTATATGTTCGATCAGAAAAAGCTTGTGCGAAACGAAGTAACCAATGAAACCATCGCTGTTTTACGGGCAAACAAGATAACCACAAAAGATGATGATTCCTTTTCACCTGGTAAACGCTATTTTGCTGGCTTGCCTAAAAACATGTCTCCAGAATTGGAAGAAGACTATAAGCAGAAAGCTAAGTTAGGTGAAACATCCAATCGGATTTCCCAACTATTGACTGGTTCTAACCGGACAACAGGTACCTTGTCCTTTGAACCGATCACACGTATAGCTCAGACCTTTATCGGGTCAAAGCAACGTATTAGTAAGCGAGCTAAAGAAGCCGCTGCTAAGGGAAATAAAACTGCCTACGCTGCCAGTGCCTCCATGTATTCACTTATGGATCAGATGGACCGTGATAGCTTTCTATCCTTATTCGGTTTCACAGATCTGACCGGTGTACGTAATCCCAATTTTGCTAAATCAGCTAAAGGTAAAAATCTGCAACTAGTGAGAGCGTATGACCATTTGCAAAATCTGCGTACCCGAGTGGAAAATAATGGTAAGCAAGTAGAGGAGCAGGATTTCTTTATTGGAACCAACTTCGCTCAAAACTATCGTCAGTTCATGGACTCGGATATTAATCCTCAAGCCGATAAACTAATTCGTTCGTTTGTTAATACACAAACCACTTTGACGAAAGGTGCTGTCAACGAGCAGACCCATAAAATGGTATTGCTAGCTGTTGCTCAAGGCTTAGGGTTGGATGTGGATAAGCAGGGTAACACTACCTCTATTGTGCAATTAGCTAAATTGTTAAGTAGCACTGGTATGATCAATGTGACTGCTAATTTACGTGGTGCAATAAATGGAACCATAGATTTAGATGAGGATTTATTAAAAGCTGCTATTGATAAAGGCAGGCAGAAAGAGCATTCAATGCAGGTATTGGTTGAATATGCTCGTTATCAGGAATTTGTTGAAAATGCAGCGGTAGGGGATACCTTTGATACCTCTTTATATTATGAGATTGATGGTGTAACTAACGGCCCATTCAATACGTTATTGCAGGTAAGCACTCAACTGGATGAAAAGCTATTACGTAAATTAGAACGGGGTGGTTTATTTCTCAACCAGGATGTTGCTTATAATGAGATGCGGGAAGGGAATACTGATCTAGATACTTACAATGCTATTTCAGCAGATGCTGATGCTATATACGAGAGAATTTTTGCAGCTGGTATTGCTCGCAGTGAGGACCCTTCAATTAGACCTGGCCAAAGAGCTTGGGCTGCTAATTTCTGGAATAGAGTGACCCCTGCATTAAACTACTTTCTAACTGAGCAAGTAGAAATAACTGATGCAGGTATCGAGTTAACACGTAATGCGTCTAAAGGTAGAACCACACAAACAGGGTATGGTGCTTCTCAATACAGTACAGATGTTGCTGCTGTTAGAGAGATGGAAGCCGGTATGTATGCCAGTGCTGATTTCTTATTACAGGAAGCCGTAGCAGCGAATGGAGAAGGTTCTACTAAAGCACAACAAACTGCTGTCTTAAGTAAAATGCAGACCTTCCTAGAACAGTACAATATTCTAGTTGGGCAAGCAGATACTAAATCCGTCCCTGCTAAGAATTCAGAACTTGTTGCGGAAATTGCTAAGTTTACTGTTAGTGATGCGGGAATAGAATCGATACTGCAAACTTATCAAAAGTCATATGGTAAAGCTCTAGGAGCAGCTACAACTAATTACTTAGCTAATGTATTAGAAAATAGACAAGCCAGTATTGTCTCTTCTAATATTATCAGTGGTGCCTATAACTTTTTGTTTATTCAAAAGCGTAATGAGTTACGCAATCAATTAATTGCAGATGGTGAGTTACAAAAGAACAGTGACCTTTCTGAAGAACAATTTGACAGTATTAAACAGGAATTAATTTTAGCTTCCCCAACCTATCAGATGATGTTTTCTGAAGAAGGGGATTACAGCACCTACTGGAACCCTTCTGAATTTCATTCAGTTGAATACAAGAATGGTGCTACCGATCTATTCAGACCGAATACGATTGGGGAAACTAAAATAGATTCTCATGATATCGGCTTTGATTCTATCGGTGTGAGTTTAGCTGCAGCATTAACGATCTCTATTGATGCAGCCATGCAGCTATTACACAAAGAAATGCAAGGCAATGCCTTGGATACAAATATCCACGATGCAATCATGGCCAAGCTGGATAATATTTCTGGTTCAAATGATACGATCAACGCTGCCGGTTATATTGCAGTACGTGATTACAACATGATGGAAGCCATTAATAATACCCACAAACGGGCATTGGCAAATAATCCTATCTTTGATGGCTCTACGTATAGTCCTCGGGATGCCGGTATTATGATTGTTAAAGGCATGATCGGTGATGTGTCCTTAATGACTAACGCCAATAAGAAAGCACAGGATGGTGGGCTTAAAACTAAAGAGTCCATTGATAATTATACGTTGCATACTTTGGCGCAGTCTAACCCATCAATTAAATCTATTTTCAGAGAAATATTTGGGCCTGACTTTCAAAAAGATGAAGAGCAAGGGCATGATAGAACTAAACTAGCGTATGAAGATATTATTGATTTCATTACACCGTTATCGGCTAACCTTGAAGGTATAGCCAAAGACGCTACTGAGGTGAAAAATATCACCTTGGCAGGTGATGCTGCATACAATAACTTAGCCGGTATTGATGGTGGTCAATCCACTATCCGAGATGGTGTAGTGCAAGGCCATGCTGCTAAGCAGAAGAATAAGGAATTTGGTAACTCCATTGAATATGGGGAGTCTGTTCGTCAGCCCTATGTTATTGCCATGCGTAAAGCGGTGGCTAAATCCTTGGACACAGAAACTGAGGTCGGTTTACTGAAGTCACTCATCCTGAAAAAGAATGATGCTTTCTTCGAAGGTATTACTTTTAAGGAAGTGGATGAAATTGATGGTAAGGGTGACACGGTAAATGGAGCCTACGATGCTAAAACTAAAACAGTGCGTTACCGTAAAGGGTTAGACAGAGCCACACGGGATAATGTTATCTATCATGAAATGGTTCATGCCATTATGGATGATGCTGTTATTTTCTACGTACAGAATAAAGATAAAACTTCAGCTGAATTAAAAGCTACTGAAGGCTTCAATGCTGTCCAGTTCGATGCCATTAAAGGTATGGAAGAGCTGTTAAAAAATGTGTCTAAAGATCCAAAACATAAAGAGCATCCTCATTTAGTTAATATTGTTCGTTTTTATAACCGGTCAATCAGAAATCCTGATCGAGCACAACGTCCAGTAGACTTACGTACTGCCTTGCAAGAATTTGCAGCAGAAGGTCTGACACAGGATGGAGTATTAGCCTATCTACAAACAGTAGACGGTACTCCTTTTGGCAAGAGTCCTTATTTCGGTAAGTTAATCAGAAAGCTGTTTAGCTATATCACTCAGGTATTAGGTGTCAATGTGAAAGCCAGTGCCTTCACTGATTTAGCTGGTGTGGTGTATTCCATTAAGCCACTCATGGATAAGTCTGCTCCAGATATTACAGCACCGTTGTATTCACAAACGTTTGATCGTTCTATCAATGCTACTCAAGTATTTAATAACTTGATGGGCACATTGAGTCCGGAACTACGGGGGGCATTCAATCAGATCCATCGTAGTGTTGTGAGTAAGCTGGAAAATATTCCCAATGAAATAAAGAACATCACTAACGTAGAAGACCAATTACTTGTCGATGCCATTGACCCTGAAGTTAATGCATCATTTTCTGATCTAGTTGAAGGAGGGTTTAATCTTGATCCCAAAGAAGCAATGGTATTTAAACTTTACAGCGAAGCTACTCACACTGCGTTGCAGGGTAATTATTATAACGCTAAAGGTTTACGGGAATTATATGACCATGCGAGAACATCTCTTAAGCCGGGGGATTTCGTATCTGCAACAGATGCAGAAGCCCAACGTAAATGGGATGCCATCTTCCTGTCGGCCAACAAAAGACCCGAACAATTTCTAGGTAACTTTTTAGCAATGGCTAAAGTTAATCCTGAATTCGCTACCATGATTTCAAACCTCCCCAATAAGGGAATCAGAATTAAGTCTGGCTCATTTATTGAAGAGGTGGAGAATTTTATAACAGGGGTGCTGGACTCACTATCCAAAGCTATGGGTAGTGATCATTCTCATATGGCTCCGACTCGTAAGCTAAATTTGTTTGCTAAGCGGATTCACCATGTCGTGAATAAGCGGTCTAACGCAGCACAGCAATTACAGTTCGGTATGGACACTATGTTCGATACCAGTGACCACTTGATTAAGTCCGGTGTAACGAAGCTGACTTCTGCCATCCGTGGTAACGCTTTCATCGGTGAGCATTCCAAGATCAAGGCTTTCGCATTGGCATCTAATTTAATGCCTGATGGGGTAACCGATAAAGGTGAGGTGTTGAGTAAATTAACCGATCACCTTATCGGTGCCGGTGGGGCTAACCGCATGGGTTTCCTCGCTGAAGGAGCTAATGAGTTCAAAGGGGGTAATAAAGACTCCAAACGTATTCAAGATGCTAAGCGTAAAAAAGTGGAAGCGGTGGATTCGAGTTCCCAGCACCGGAGAGATTTTTTACCAGGGGAAATCAGATCCCATTTCGGCGCTGAGTTCACACCTGCTCAAAGTGCCAGTGTTACCAACGTGGTATCCCGAACAGATCTTGGCTCATTAGTGGATATGGGTACCTCGAATGCGGATGTGATTCGTTTAATAAACGGAGAGATCAGCACTGAGTCAGTTATTGCCAGTACCGAACAGGCTATTCGTGATTTGCCAGTCAGCAATGAGATGAAAATTTGGTATGCCAATCAGGCAGAGCACATGGGTAAAACCATGATTACCGGTGACATTTATCTGGAAAATCAGATGCCTAATGCCACGGTAGTAGCAGAAATGCGTTCTCACCCTTTAGAAGGCAATATGGGGGCCTATAGCAGCGAAACTATTTCGGCAGGTAAGCAGCTGATCGAGGGATTAGCCTCGCTGTATGCCCTCAAAACTATGCCAGAAGCTGACATTACAGCAGTCAGAGAGCTAATAGCTCAAGATGGTGGTGTGGAGGGTATTAAATACGCCATGGACAAGCAGCGTAATCTCAAAAACAAAGAGAAAGAGGCTGTTAATGGCAATGGGGCTTACACCCAGACCAAGGGTTTCACTTACGATTTGTTGGACCCTAATAAATCCTTCAAGATTATCAAGGCGTCTGAGCGTAAAAAATACAAAAACCGTGGTTACAGCATCGGTAAGCGGGTACAACGAGATCCCTCAGATATCAATACTGAGCCATTATTCGAAGCTTACTCATCGGAGGGTGGCAGTGTGGGCTTCCTGCAGGGGGTATTGACCCTGATCGACGGTAACATCGGGGGTGTGAACCCATTTACCGGTAAAGCGATCAATGCGGTAGGTCCTACGTATACCCATCAGGACATGGGCCGGATACACATGCAGAAAAAATCCGGTATGCAGAAATTAAGTGAAGCCCGGGTATCGGTAAATACTCCGGTCAGCAGTTTGGTCCCCTCATTCTCGCCTAATGGACGAGTGGCCAGTTACCGTTACACGGTGAACCAGGCTGTTAAAAATAATGAGATGGGCCGAGTCAATAATATTGAGCAGGTACTATCCCACTGGGATGCTCGTTTAGTTGAAGAGCGTACCGGTAATGTGCATAACCAAAAATTGGTACAAGCCTTGAATGATGAATACCGGAGAGCCAGTACTGAAGAGAAAAAACGCTTCATTGCTATCTCACCTAAATCGTCTGATCCTATGATCCGTGAGACATATGCCTTGTTACCTAATTCGGTAAAGGCTGCTCAAAAAGAAGCTACGGGATCAAGCATCCTGTATGTGAACAAGATGAGCTATAACAATGCACTGGGCTTTCGTAAAGCCTCGGTGTTGGATTTGTGGGAAGACCAAGGTGCGATTGCCAGAGGAACCGTTACGATCCTGACAAAGGTACTGGGTGAAGATGCAGCGAAGATTGCCCGTAAAGGGGAACGTGGTCTGCAGGAGCTGATCCAACAAGCTAAAGATTTCGTCATCGTTAAATCAGTAGTGGTACCGGTGGTGAATATTATTTCTAACGTGGCTGCATTAACGTTACGGGGTGTACCAATTGCATCGATAGTGGAGAGTAGTTCTGTAGCTATTAAAGCTGCTCGGGATTATAAAAAAGTAAATAGGGAGTTGATTGAATTACAGGATAGGCATGAGATTAATCCAACGGATTTGTTGGCTGCTCAGATTGCCGAATTAGAAACTATACTGGCGAAGAATCCAATCACCGAGTTGGTGGAAGCTGGATTGATGCCGACAGTTGTTGAGGACTTGGGGGAACATGATAGTTTGTTTTCAATGCAGAACGATTTGATGGCTAAAATAGATAACGTTACTACAGTATTACCAAAAAGTTTACAAGATGTGGGTAAGGAAGCTATTTTTTCTAAGAGTTCCAAAGCCTACGGTGTTCTGAATGAAGCTATCGAGTTAGGGGATTTTGTTGCGAAGTTTGCGTTGTATCAACATTACACAACTAGAGCTAAGAATCCTTTGAGTAAGGATGTAGCAATGGCGAAAGTTGCTGTTGAGTTCATTGACTACGGTGCATTACCTAGTAAGACAATGCAGTATTTAAATGATATTGGAATGACACATTTCTTTAAATATTTTATTCGTATTCAGTCGGTGCTTGTTGATATGGCCGTGGAGAACCCAACAAGGGTATTGGCAATGTTGTTGACCAATGGTTTCGGGATAGGAGTCCCAACACCATTTGACGGTAACTTACTACAAACTGATTTATTGTATAAAACAGGAATCATAGATATGTTAATGGGTTTTTTCACATTACCAATACTTGCACCTCTTTAAGGTTCATCTTCTTCTTCTGTGGCAAATGAACCCAGCCACAGAAGAAATCCCCAAACCATCCCTGCTATAAACGATAACACCGCCATCCAAAAACAGAAGAACAGCCATATCGCTTGTTTCATTAATAAGAATATTGTAATAAAAAATATACCTATCAATCCAAGCAGGGCATAAAAGGGACTGCTACTCAAGATTTAACGCTTCAGTGACAGAAGCATCACTCGTTTTAGAAGTATCTTCAGCGTTATCAGTAGCAGCTCTATCAACGTCAACTTTCTCAGGTTGTTCAGACTTACCTGCGGAAGGTTCAGTTTCAGGAATCCCAGTAGTACCTGTGGTAACGTACTGTTCAATAGTGATATCGACATCTGCGGTAGGCCCATGTTCACCTCGACCTCCTGAAATTTTAATACTGTTAACGATAATATTAGACGATAAATTGACCATGTACTGGCGAATTGCTTCGTCTAACTCACTGGTAGATAAAGTAGTTTGCATTGGCTTGTCCTATTTACTTAGACTCATCATGGCCATCATGTCACTAAACTGACTGGTACGGACTCCGGCGTATAAGCAACCAATTGCATCAGCAACGTGTTCCTTTCTACTTTTGGCTCCATACGCTTGTAAATCAGGATAGATTTCTTCAGCCCATAAAATCATCTGATTTTTAGTGGCGTTCTTTCCGGCAGCATAAAGTTTTACATTATCAGCCCGTACAACGATAACGGGAATATCCAATGTAGCAATTAACATGGAGCAAACTCCATAACCAATTGCTGCTCTAGCACCTTTAGAACCTTGAGGTAGTTCGACCATAGCGATATCAACACCAATCATACTTTGGGTAAACCCTTTGTATAATTTCTGACACTCAAGTAGATCATCTTGGTTCACGTAAAGACCTTTTTCAGTAGTCTTTGCAGTCTTAACCAAAGCCGAATCGTACACATCCCCGAGTGTAGAAAGGTCAGCGTTAAGGATAGCTTTCGCTATCCCCACATTTCGAAATGCTGGATCAACTCCAGCAACAACGATGGATTTACTCATCGAAGTTCAATGGCTTAGTTGATGCAGCACCCACTGGGGCACCTGCAGTAGCTGAACCACCAGGAATTGCCGTGTACTTCTCACGGGTTTTACCTTTATTTTCCGCAAGCCAATCAGCTTTATACTTCGAAGCCGTACCTTTGGCTTTTTCGTTAGCCGTTAGACCATCTTCCGTCAGAAATTTATCAATTTCATTGGTAGTCATGTCAGCACCCGTTGGGCAATTGATATATTTGCCGTCAGAGTTTTTAACCTGCTTATTGTCATGGATTTTCAAAATAGCAATTTCAATTTTGACACCCTGCCAATCGACAAGCGTTGCACGTTCTTGCGGAGTTTTCTGGCCAAGTGTTTTAGAATAGATCTCATGGAATTTATCTTCCACAGGAGCATCCTTCAACTCAACACCGGTAATCATTTTGGAGAAGGACATCATTAGATTCATACCAGGCAACAAGTGCTTAGTCTTTTTATCTTTTTTGTCGATATAGAAATTCTCACCCTTGCGATTAGTGAGATATTCATTATGGGAATACTTGAAACCCTCTTCACCTTCCAGAAGCAAAGTAATGCAATTAGCACCATTTGCTGACTTGTCATAGAAAGCCGCTTTGATCGATACAGGTTGAATATCCGATTCGTGGAGTACAAAGCCCCCTACTACGTCACGTTCTTCCTGCTGTTCAACACCTTCGCCTACATTTAAAAAATCCATAAAATTGTACCTGTTTAATTTATTCAAAAAATGCCCCAACGGGGCAGAGTTAATCGTCAGCGTAATACCATTTCAACTTGTCGAGTACATGCTGAACATTATTGTCAATATATGTTTCTGCTGTAGTCCACATACCAATCGGTGATCGAATTCGATCACCAAATGTTTTCTTGGTTTTAGTAGTTTGGAAGACATGCTTAAACCCAAGTGCTTCTTCTTCAGGAGTAATGACCAGCATGTCATTTTTATAATCTTTCAGGTCTTTAATAGGAACTACCTTAGTAGCTATAACACAGGAGAAATAACTCTCCACTCCAATTTTATTAAGAGCACCTTTTATAGTGACCTTACTTTCCATCACACCAGTTTGCTCATTAAGAACAGCGTTTGTGTGCCCAGTAACGATAACGTTCTTTTTCGAGTTAGCAATTTTATCTTGCATTAAATTCTTAAAGAATTGGCCGTACTGTGACCAAGCAGCGTAACCTTCAACAGCATTAATTACATACTGTGATTCGAACTGCTCCATCAAGAAACTCACCGAGTCAATTACAATAGTATGGATCTCTGGCATAGTTTCTGCCTGATCTATAGCTGATGGAACTTGATTTGGTTCAGTTACCTTCAGTTTTTTAAACTTATTTCTGAAGGGTAGTTTCTTACCTGCTTCCGTACCTAAATATAAAACACCAGAATGGTCTTCGATATTCATGAGGGAAGCAGATTTGCCTGTGGTTGACTCTCCAGCGATTAACACTAGATTGTCATTAATTGCATCTGCCATCTACTTTTTATCCTGTGCTCGTTTATAAATAGTTTGGATAACTGTTTGCATCACTTCACTTACAGGTAGTGCCTCAGAGCCAAACTTACCGTTGAACTTCATTACTGCCTCTTGAACGTCACTGGCTATTTTGCCAGCATCTTGAAGCATTAATCCGTAGCGGATAAGGATTTTATTCCTACCACCTTCTGCCCATTGACTAGCGAAGAAGCGTTCCATAGCACCCATATTTTTGAGTGCTTTATTTTTAGTTTTACGTTCTTCATTTTTAGCAGTCTTTGGAATGAATGGTCTGGGGTCTAATAGCTCCCCTTCCGTGTACTCATTTTCACCTGGATGACATGACCATTTTCTGGCTCTTTGACCGACTACATCATCCGATGGAAAGGGTAACCATTCTAACAGATTTTTCATAAATTCTTTATACTCATCTGCGTCCATATACAATTTATATTTCATTGGAATGATTATGCGGAACCTATCACCATGCTGCACACCGTCTTCTAAAACTTGATGACGTTTGGTTTTATACCAGTGTGCTTTATAGCCTGTCAGTAATTCTTTAGCAGCTGCATAAGAAATATCTTTGTCACAATCAATCGCTATTACAGAGAAACCTTTAACAATCTGGTCCTCAATACGATGACCTTTTTTAGGGTCAGCTAACGTATGATTGATCCAACCGTGATCTTTCTTCTGGGTCAGAATATGCATTTTATCAAAAGGAATTTCTTGGGATAAAAAGTTGTAGGCTGGATGCAAACTAAATGCCATAGGAATTTTCTGCAGATCAACTTCTTCTAAGGCTTCACCCTCGAAGAATTCAATACCATCCATGAAGGATTTTTTCACAATAATATTGTGTCGATAGCCCCAACTAATGGCCATGTTCATCATATCTGTTTTGGCTCCAATAGCCGTAGGATAGAATGGCAGGTCTTCCTGAATATCTGCGTGTGTAACTTCCTTGCCTACTTCAGCAATGTACTTAGCTAATCGAGCATAAGCACGATCTCGGGTCAGCATTTTTTCATATGCTTCACCACTGTCTTCAGTCAACTTAATCGCAGCGTACATGTTATCAACTGTGACTTCTGAATTGGTATTTACAAAAGCGTAGATACCGGCCAATTTTAATGCTTTAGAATGTCGGTGCATCAGCTCAGTTTTCTTAAGCCTCTGGTATTCAGATAATTTGGAGGCAGCTAATTCACAACGTAATTGGTATTCCAAAAGTATTAAACTAACTTCCCGAGTTAACGGTAGATCAATATTGTGATTTGTTATTACTGCTAAGCGTGCAAATTGCTGTCTAATAATAACAAGATTGGCATCCATCGTTTTATTCGTCAGAATGTCATATAGGTCTTCTGCTGTCATATCTGGATTAGCAGATTTAGTGCCTACCGCAAAAAACAATCTACGTGAGTAACCGGTTTCCTGTAAAGAATCCCATTCCTGTTCTTCCTTACCTCCATTAAATAATTTCGATGGGGTACCCATGATCAGCATGTTACTAGGTACTGGATCATCACGATCTTCTGCTCGTACATTATCAGAAGTATTCTTGATAATTTTTTGCTTAATCAACCCTGCGTCATACGCTTCCAGATTGACACCAAATAGATCTGCATTGGCTAATAGGTTGGTACCTATTTCATCAACGATCATATTCAACGCTCCGGCTTTAGCCATTTGAGCTTTGGTTCGGATTTCTTTAAATGCCGGACTGGTGCCACTGTCAAAGCTATAAGGCATTGAGCCATACGATCTATACTCTCGTGTGAGATTAACTAGCTCGTCCTTTTTCTCGGTGCCATTAATATCTGACATCCGAGTAGCTTCTTCATCAAGTGATTGTTCAGCAATACGGGGAAAGCTGAATTTCACAAACTCGTCACGGAAACCTTTAATGATTTCACGTTCCATGATGTTCATGCTATGCCCTTTACCTGTTCCAGATGGAGCCAAGCAGCAAGCAAATACATTTAGGGGAATGGGTATTTCCCCACGGATAGGTGCAGCAATATTAACTCGCATTGATGCAGCCATTTGGCCAAAATAAAATGCAATCAGTATTCTAAAATACTGATCACTTTCAAGATTCTGAGTTTTAGCACGGAGTATCTGTAACAGTTGCTCAGTAATAGGATCATAATCCACAGTTGATAGATCTTTTAATTTCATAAGAGGTTAAGCCTTTTCGGGGTGTAACACTTTAAACTGCGAACAGTTATTACGTACTGGGCAATATAAGCAAGCTGTTGCCTCACCCATAATTTCTTTAACGACACCCGTACCTTTAGCAGCGAGTAATGCATAAGCACCAGCTTTGTCGTGTTGGAAATTTTTAGTAGAGCGTTTAGCATCTACCTTAGCAAAATATTTGTATTCTGGCTCTTTCTGCCAAAGCTCATCTTTATCACAAAGAGGTAGCTCTGCTTCCGGCGTCTCTTTATGCAAATCAATTAAATTTAATTTGCGTGAGATGAAACCTTCGGTTTCTACCGTGGACAGTAAAGGGAATGCCACCTGTACTACTTCCAGTGGCGGATAGGTTTTATCTGATAAAGCTTTCTTAGCAGAAAAATCTTTAAATAAATATTCAATGTAGCCAGCATCATGTTTGATTTTATCTGGGTTAAGCCACTTATACATACTAAGCTGCTCTACATATTTTTTATCATTGGTGCCTTTGATATAGGCGTAAACTTTAGTGGACTTAATATCGTGAACAGCCCAGTCAAAACTCATATCAAATTCACCGGATATAATCCAGCCACCGAATTCACGTTGAGTACGGTATTCAAACCATAAAGGTATTTTACCTTCAGGGATTTCTTCACCATCTTTGGGATTGATAATAATGTTATCAATTACCCGAGCTGGGTAACCAAGTTCTTTCAGAGCTTTTTGTGGGCCTTTAGTCCATGACTCTTCAATAGCTTTGTGGAGAGCAGTACCGAAACGACTAGCTAATTGCTCAGCTACATCAGGTATCATTGCTTCCCCTGGCTTTAAGCGTTTGCCTAAAGTAATTTGTCGGACACTTTTCAGTAAAGTAGATACTGAAATGTAATTTTCTTCTGGGGAGTACCCATCGTAATCATCGGTGGCTAACCATACGGCAAGCGGTAGGCTAACCCCGAAGTTGTTGGTAAAAGGCATGACAGTCATCTCGTAAGTGGTGTAGTGATTGGCTACCAGTATGGGAACCACGTAGAACCATTCCTTCGCCATAGCGAATTAAATATTCTCCCGTTTCTTCATCTATTAATGCATACCGAGCTTCATAAACGCAGTCAGTGACAGGGATTTTAACCAGCCACAAATCTTCGCTAATAACAAAGGTACCTATTTCAGAAGGTTTCGAAGCAGGAGCCAAAGGCTCCAATAAATCAATTAATTCAACAGGGGCTAAAAAATAATTTACCTCTTTCACTATGGCAGAATGCATAGCATCTTGAGTAGGGATAAATGAGTGGATTAAGCGGGTTTTCCCTTTGGCAGCAAAGGTGAGGTCATCATTCCTCGCTGTCATCACCTCCTCCATACATACCTTCTTGTTCCTCAGAGTCAGTAAGGCGTCGATTTCTTTCATCTTTTAAAGTTTCCAGTATTTGTTTTGCCGTAAGGTCATTTTTGATGACAATCTCATACTTCCATGTGGGGTGGAATATAGAGAGGTCACCACCAATTTTTACTACAGGGTGTTCCAATTCTGGAAGGTCTTGCCATTTGGCTGCTTTGACTAAATGTTCATTCACCCAGTCAACCAGCCCAACAGTATCTCTTATCCTGAAGTATTGTGCATCATGTATATGAGCCATCGGTCGGATATCCAAACGATGTTCGGATGCTCTGACCTTCTGCATAAATTCAATAGATGCCCGGGAGTTCAATAACCCGTATGACTGCCCCATTGAGTTAGCAGCTGTCCTGCCCTCTGCTTCAGCCGCAAATGGCGTTCTGGAGTTACCCAGCACTACTTGCTTCAATAATGGGGTTCTTACCCGTAGGCCGAATGCAACGGTCACATAGCCATCGATTGAAGCTTGAGCCAAACGGGCATCCACCCATTCATCGGATACACGATATAGGTCATGGTAGGCATTCTCAGTGCGTTTAGCCTTACCCTCCGTAAATCCACAGTTGTTCATTAGCGTCTTCCATATGCCCCTGTACGTAAGCGCAAAGGTTACTGGCTTGGAATCTTGTCGAACATTGGGATATTTTTTCTTGATTGAGTTGATACTATCAACCGTATCAATAATATCAGGCATTTCACCTTCGTCCCTGTAGGCAAATGCCCGTAGGGAATGACCGTCATAACCATCAAGGTAAACTTTCAACTTATTTGGATCTTTCGTGGTGAGTGCTGATATATAGTCTTCCAGTGAATTGAAATCCAATCCGACCATTATCCAACCAGGGGGAGCACCAAAACAATTCTTGATGAGCTTACCGTAGATTGAACCAGAAGGTAGATTCTGTAGGTTAGGATTACTACTAGATAGCCGACCAGTTTTCGTACCTCCTAAATTGAAGTTACCAAATAGGTAATAGTAACCATCAGGTGCCAGTGGTGCTTCTTTGAAAGCTTTTATAAATGTACCAATGATTTTATCAACAGCCATAAACTCAAGTACTGAATTAAGTATTATGAGTGTTTCAGGATCAGTGGTGTGATTCTTTAAATGTTCTAAGTGCTTACCCTTTGTTGAGGGAAAACCTTTCTTAGTACGCTTTTGAATGGGGAGTCCCAGTACCTCATAAATTAATTCGGCTTTCTGGGGGCCGGAGTTCATATTGAATTCAAATTTTACTTCATCAAGCCCAATAACTTTTGTTTTGTAAGCTTCATTCCGGTCTGTCATTTCTTGAATACATTTATCTTGTATGTATTTTTTGACCCTATTCTGTTTGTGGAATTCAACCAAAGCATTATGCCGAATAATCGACAGTTCTTTTTCAGCTTCTAAAACATTATCCATCAACCGACACATACCCGTGAGTTGCATTTGGATAATATCTTTTATAGCGGGGATAAACAGACCGGTATATAGCTCCATCTGTTGATCAGCTATCATGATAGGGCTATTCTTTTCTTTAACGTACTGAGTTGCACAACAATCCAATAAGTTGTATTCCAGTAAAGCTTTAGCCGGAATCAATCTGATATCTTTAATATCATCACTCTCTTGAGCGTAGTTACCCATAAATTCATGAGCTTGGTCTTTCAACCCCAAAGAGTTACCACCACAATTATTGGTGGCTAAGTATGAAATCAATTTAGTATCTTGGAAGTTTTTGGTAATGATATCTAGACCCGCGAGTAAACCCTCCTGATCTATAAGATCTTCCATCCATAACTCATACACCAACACAGTGCCATCGTAGGATATGTTGTGGTATGTGATTTCACCTTCATAAGTTTCAAAGAAGTTTTGCAATAATACTTTTACAAATACATTACTTTCTTTCGTACCATGCAGCCATTTTTTAGTTTTATGCCCAGCTTCATTGAGAACATTGATTGGCTCATCCAGTGGAATATAATCCACTAAGAAAGCACCACCATCATGTTTGCTGGTTCCAAATGCAATAGAGCCTATCCCCGCTTCATAATGCTTTAACGAGAATGCCTCAATATCACAAGTGATCTGTGGATAGGCATGTAACGATTCTAAGAATTTTTCAATCTCTGAAAGTGATTCTGGATAACAGGCATCTTTCAATACCCCAGAACCCAATACGGTATAGGTACCATTTTCTAAATTGGCCAGTGAATCTAAGGTAAGCTCCAGTTTAGTTTTTAAACTTGGATCATAAAAGAATGCACCGTAGTTGTAACCTTGCAGCAAATGGATACCCGTATCTTTAAACGGATAGGCAATACCTTGATGACCGGTTGCTTTTGTTTGCTTCGACAGAGTTTTAAAATAATCTGAATCACAAACGAGTACATTTCGAATAGCGCAATCTTTAAAAGTTTTTTCAAGAACTTCTATATACGCTTTTCTGGTCTTGGCTGTTGATTTGGCTTTACCTCCAAAATCCAAACTAATTGCAATTAACCCATCAACGTCGAAACCTCTCTCTTTCAATGGGTCATAATAATTTTTCATTAGATCTGCTTTAGTCAAAGAGGATTCTTTGATTAATATTGCAGTGTGGAAATTGGTGTTACCAAAATCAACGTAAAACATGTTCTCTCCATATTAAATACCGTAGATGACGACTTCTGTTTTCGCTCTACTAACACCCACATACATCATACGTAGGAAGGTGTTGAGATCGTAGCAACCAACCATATCGGCGTAATCGATAAATACTCTTTCGTAGGAACTACCTTGGGCAGAGTGACAAGTGGATGCATAAGAGCTGCGAATATCAGCGAAGTTTTCTTCTAAGCTGAATTTGGTTACCCAATCAGCAGCTCGTTTTGCTTTAGCGATTTCAGCTTTCCAAGTTTTTTGATTCTTAGCTACTCGGATTGTATCGCCATTGGTGAGTTTTACGATATTGAAATCAAGATCGTTTAGCAAGGTATTACTTTCTGCAATACTGTGGATCACAGCTTCTGACTCGACATGGACTCTAACATCCTTATCGTTCATTAGCCGACAGCTGTTCTTAAATAGGATGTGATCCTTAGCCTGCCAGTCCGGTTCCATACCTAGCTGCTTACGGATGTATTGATTAATACCCACTACCTGAGTGTTCCGGTAGGCTATTACTTTGGCATCTTCTTCAGCTTTGAATGAATCAACAACTTCAGTTAGAAATTGCTTAGAATCCGTAATGAATCGAACACCCGGGCCTTGTTGAATTTGTGGTCTAACTTGTTGTTCGACACATGCACGTAAATGCTGGCAAGTTTTAAATAAATGGGAGTCTTTATCCTGACGCATGGGTTCATCCAGTGCAGCAGTCAAATAACTTTTTTCAGTTAATGGCATAGTTTTACTATTTACAGGGTAGAGCTGGACTTCATCTCCCACGAAGATAACTTTACTAGTGTCGGTGAATTTATCAATAAAGCCGAGCATACGATCATTAAGAGTGAACGCTTCGTCCACTACAATAATCGAATTTGGTATTTGCGCAGATCTATTCGTTGTGTTGATCACGGTCTTACCAGTTTTAAAATCATTAAAAACAGTAAGTCCTAAAAGTTTATGAATTGTTGTTGCATCATCCAGCATCTTTGCAGCTTTATTACTAGTCGCTGTAAACATAAATTGTGTGTACTGGGTGGCAGACATCAACTTATTACGCTGATTGATTTGGGCCATGGCATCTTTAATGCGATTCATTAAAAATGTTTTGCCATAGCCTGATGGGGCATTGACGACCATATACTTTCTAGTTTTATCTCCAAGGAAGGAAACAATTTTACGACGAGCAAGTTCTTGCCCATCATTAAGTACATTGATTACTTCTGCTGTTTCAGGAAGATTCATATTCTTTTCTCTCTTTAATAATTTCTCTTAAATCTTTACCTAACATTTTTGCTTTCTTTAAATCAGAGAGTAAAGTGAAGGGCATCCGTTTCGCCACCCAAGGGGTGTCAATTAGTTTGTAATTCTCTTCCGACCAACCATCTATTGCGTAACTACGCATAAGGATTTCTGTGAATATTGTGAGGTCATCTTCAGTAATTAAGATAGAGGTACTATGGCCAAAATCAAATTTAATATAACCAGACGATTCTATCTCTGTTAAATTTACTCTTGGACGCATAGTTATAATCCCATAGTTGCTTTCATTAAACGCTTGGTCATGACTTTATAATTAGGAGTCTCTTTGAAGAACGCTAGGTTCGACGGAGCATTATCATAATCTGCATCCCATACATTTAATGAAGGAGGAAACATGAGTGAAAAGTCATGAGTATCTTTTGCATACGTATCCCAGCTAATAGCCAGTGCATGAATATTCTTAACCTCAGTATAAATTTGTTGAACAAGGGGATGACGAGATAAATTCCTCATCCGTTCATTCTGGCTCCTGTGTAAGGTATAAATCTGAGTTAGGAATGAGTCACCTGAATCTTCCTCTGGTAATGTTAACCAGAGGTCTGGGTTATCCGCCGTGATTTTAGCAATAGCAGGCTGGAATAATTGTTCTAATGCTTTGTTCAATATATGTAAACAGTCATTATTTAAATCCTTAATTCCTGACTGTTTACGTTGCCGTAAAATAGACACGTTTTAATCCTCATGTGGCAAGATAACAACCTTACCGAAAGGCATGGTGAAATCTACATTATTATAAATCCCCCAGAGTATGTCCGTTGGGGGTGTAGGTACCTCTTTATTAAAATAACCATCAGTTAATATGATAGCTATTTGAGGTTTGCGTTTCATAATGTCAGCAATGACAGGATGAATACTTGTTCCACCTGAGCCATTAAATTCCATGGCTAATTCCTCATGTTCGAGAAATTCTTTACGCTCACTAATACGTGTATTGAAAACGCTAATACTCATCTTCTTAGGATTCATATTTTGTTTAATCCAACGCACTTGTTGGAACTGCATTTTGAATAAATCATCGTCAACAGAAATGGAGGAGTCGATATAAATTTCTACCTCTCCCATTTGCTCACTGTAAAGTGATGGTAAGTAAATATCCTGATATCGTCTGTTACGTCTTTTCCAAGAGTAGTCTTCCTGACAACGTTCAAAGCAATAGCTCTGTAATTCGGTTGCCCAGTCAGCTCTAGGTGTGGCTAAATCATCCACAGCACGTTGAACTTCAGTAGGGATACTTCCAGGTTGCCCAGCCATACGAGCTTTAATAGCAGCCTTCACAACAGCATCTTTCACCTGTTGCTCAATATAGCGCATCTGTTCTTTGGTTCCTTCGTTAGGAAATACATCAAAAGCTAGTGGATCTTTACTTCTATCTGTATCTCCAGTACCAGGGGCCTTACCGTCTTTTTTATTCTTAGCATCCTGATTCTTTTTATCATCAAGCAGCTTAGCATAAATTTGGTTAGTAGACATTTTAGTTGAGTTAAATCGATGTGAATCAATTAACGCCCAATCTATTACGTCATAGCTTCTACGCTTGAGATCATCGTTGACCCAATAGTCAGTAGCCTCTAACCATAACTTTTCAATTTTACCGGTAAATAGGAGTGGATGCATTAATGCTACATGCATCAACTCATGCATTAAAACAAATAACACATGTGAGTCCGTCAGACTTTCTAAAAAATCCACATGGAATTTAATAGTTAGCCCGTTAGTCCAAGCAGTAGGTAATGTGTTATTTCTAATAAACACAGACGGAATTTCATCCGTAACAGATATTTCGAGTGAGCACATTAGCTCAATAAAAAATACATTTTTTGCGTCTGTCATCAGACGCATTTTTGCTTTAGCCAAAGAGGAATTCTGCATTTTCTTCTATCCATTTATCGATTGAAGGTTTGTATTGCAAATTAGGATCTCTTGCTGAAGCACCACGGACAATCAAATATTGATATTCCTTTGACATACGATTAACGTATTTCATAGCTTCATCAACATTAGCAGGAGTCAGTGCATCAGAGATGGTACCGACCATTGCGTACAAGTGCCCTGCTTCATCAGGAACCATAGTTGTTTCTGGTGCCATTACGATCTCATCGAACTTCGGCAAGTCAATGGATAGTTCTGTGAACGTAACAAATTCAGCAGCAGCCCCATCACCGATAGTACCGGCAAGTAGAGGTAACCATTGGCGAACATTTTCTTCACCTTTAACATAGTCACTAACCATTTCCCAAGTACGAGGACAAGTGAAAGATAGGTGAACAACATCCGGTGTAAAGTTGTGCAACAGTTTACGTCTGTGACCAACGAAAGCGAGTACACGAGAATCAAAACCAGATTTGATACCATGCTCAACAAACTCAGTTAAGTCTGCCTCAATAACTAAGTGAGACATACGTGATTGAGCAGCAGTACCCATCGGATTAACAATAGCTCCACTGGTTGCAAAGTTACCGGCAGCAGCAATAGCTACTCGGGGATGCAATTTATGTTGACCCACTTCACGATCCAAAATCAGTTTATAGGCAGCAGCCATTACTGAACGAGGAGCGGAATTAAATTCATCCATTAACAATAACCAACCATTATACGGTAGCTTTGTTTCAGGATTAATTGGGATAGCGGTATTCATTAACGGGAAAGTATCAAACGGTTTATACGTTGCATACTTACCTGAAGTATCTGGCATACCAGATAGATCTGTTGGATCAGCTGTAGAGCCTCTCCAGTCGATCACAAACAAATTATGCTTTTTAGCTAACTGTTTGAGGATAGAACTTTTACCCAGACCTGGATGCGAATGGAGCATCACAGTACGTTGCCGACTGATAGCTCGACTTGCTTGTTTCGCAGATTGCGAGAGTGTAACTGGAAATTCAGTTTTCATCGGAGTTCCTAAATTGGGTTAAGGGTTTGTGGTGAAATACCTGATAAGGAGATACGTAACTCGGGTCAGATATTTCTTTCAGCAGCCACACCTACTGTAACCAATCCCGAGCTACGGTAAAAAACGGATTTTCCTTTATTAAAATATTTAATAATTAATTCTTTTAGCATTGTAATATTCTCCTAAAATTAGTACGTGCCATAGGCTTTGTTTAGAATCCCCTGATATAGCTCCGCCTAATTAAAGGAAATAGCCAAGCCTCCCATGAGTACCATAGGGCTTGAGGAAACGTGGTATCGAATTAAGTACTTACCAGTTTTATATATACACCTAAATTTCAACACGATTAAGTTTGTCGGTTGGGGTACTTTCGACCCTAGAGTTTAAGGGCAATTCCACGTACCCTTAAAAACACCAAAACAGGAGCCGAAGGCTCCTCTTATTTTTGAAAAAAGGATTCATCATTATCTAAATCAATAAACCAGACTTGCCCTTGACTATCACAAGTATCTACTTCTATTGTATAGTCGTCTTTCATAATTGTTTACTCATTAGTTGTATGTTAATTTTAGTCACACCTGACTGGCGTAATAGATTAATGGCTGTACTGATACCCTTATAATAACGAGTATCAAAACGGGAACGGGGTTCTTTTAGCATTCGCATTTCCTCCCCTAGTTCTAATGGCACTATATAATAAATACAAAAGCCCTTAATACGTTCTTCAATTGTAAATTTTGCATGCAAATTTTCTTCAAATGATGATCTACTTACATATCGCATTATTTATCTCTCTTTGGTAATTCGGAAGTATAGCCACATGTCTTACATATAAATTTACCGTCTGCAATGAATCCAGCATGACTACCTAAGTTACATCTATGTCTTCTCCAATTTTCTAGAATTATAAATCCTCAGTATGAAACTGGGATGACTCCTTTTTGCATTCAGGGCATTCGCAAAGTTCTGCGTTTGCCATCTGCCTGACATAGGCTACATATATATCCCAGTCTTCAAATCCGCAGCTTGGACAATAAAAATAAGTAACGTGCATCTATCTACCTCCCGATTTATAACAAGTCACAGCAATAGACGCTGCGCGATTATGTGTTCAAGTATTATAACTCTAGTACGGTGCGTAGCCTGACGAGAAGATTCGCCACTTCGCATCAAAGCTGTGCGTTGGCGCTTGGCGCGTCACGTAGTCCCCCGTATCAATAAGCTGTCGAATCATTAAATCGCCTACGGGTTCGTAGTCATCGCGCACACGTGCAGTCTCTATGCCATCCATGCCAGAATCTTCAATGCGTTTTTTAAGTTGCTCTATCTCGCTCATAATTCAGTGTCCTTTTCAGTTATAACAAGTCACAGCAAAATACGCTGCGCGCTCTGTGTTCAAGTATTAATTGGCTTCACTAGGCAGGCCAATATCCCGCTTTGATAACTCCCAATTGTAGTCACCACCAATTTCATGATCAGCAAACTCTACAAGTTCAAATAGCTTCATTAATTTCTTGTGCATTTCTGGTTTGGTAAGATTTTGTGTTTTTGCATAAAATCCCGCCCTGTCTAAATCCCGCACATACGACCACACGCTGGACATGAACCATTCATATTTTATGCTCCTTACATATCCAAGGTACACGTTGATGTTTGGCAGTCTCAGTACATACTATTTTACCGGTAGTAACTTGAATAGCGCCATGCTGGGTACCAGTAACAAAACCGAGGAACCCAGTTATACACATTAGTACTGAGATTATTCCCCCACTAATAAAGTTATTCATCTGCATCAAGTCTCCGAATTTGTGGTTAAAAAATAAGGTCCACTAAGCACCTACATTGAGGTAGGAGGTGGACAGCCATTATTTAGCCCATGATAAGATTATCCAATTGAGATTAATAGGATCATAAAACAAGGAACACACACCACGAAGTGGTGCCCTAAACGAGATTGCTATCTGCGATTTGTAACTCATTGTTTGCAAAACGAGGCATATGTGGCTTATCTTCTTTCTGCTCTACTCGGTAGAATTCAATCCATTTGAGTGAACCACTAAAACCAATTAGCTTTTCTTTGCCTACCTTACGAATAGGTACATAATTAGATCCGATCTTGGCATAACCAATATTGTTATACCCAAAGACCCGTGTTTGTTGAATACCTTTAGCTGTACTGAATACGACAAATAACTTTGTTGGCTTAATCATTAGTGTATTGCCCCATTGCCAGCATCAGGAGTATAGCCATCCGGTGCCACAGCATTGCCTTTGTTATCCATTACAAGATAACCGACAGCTACAGCTGATTCACATATATCGTTAGCCAGTTCCATCCATGCACTCATGGATAGATTGTCTTCATGTGAGATTTCAGCTTCACGTTCACAAGTTGAACACTGCATGCCCGCACGTAAAGTATTGTAGAGCCAAGCAGCATCAATAGGGGTGATCATAATTTCACCTTCCATAATACCTTCTTTATTATCATCTGACATTTTGTTCTCCCATTAAAAAAGGGAGCTAAGTGCTCCCTTTGGTTAGTTAATAAATTGTTCATACTCATCAGGGTCTATCTCATCCCCATCAGGTTTGAGAATTTCTAGATGCACATGTTGCAGTATTTCTTTATACCTGGCCTCCAGATCTTGTGAATGCCCGATTATATCGCCAGCAATAACACTATCTAATACAACAACCGCAGGTTGAACATAGAAGATTCTGACCCGTAAGTCATTCTCTTCAGTGATTTCCACATAGCGAAAGGACAAGTCATCGTTATAGGCGTACCCAAGTTTGGTGATGGTACCGGCCACTGGTGCAATGATGGCTGAGCCAAGCGGTACCTCATAGTCCACACCTTTATGGCGTCTGGTTCCACGGGAAGCATGAAAGTGACCTTGCCCCCAGCTATCGCTAACACGCATGTATGCGTCTTTCGCTACTAAGTACTTGATATGCATTGCCTAACCCTCGGATAAAATGAATCCTGAGTATACTGGACAGAGTGACGAATGATCCATAGCTCATTAATACGGGTCATTCTGGCCAAACAGGCCAGTTCCATAGGACTTTGATATTCACGTTTATCTTTAGGGCCGGACATTGTGCAATATCTCCAATTCGCCAAGCTCAACCATGTACATTCGCTTAGCTGCTTTCAGTGCATCGAGTTGATCATGGATATCCGCAAATACGATATTGTGGATAGCGAGAAAAGCTTTCTTTACGAGTTCCCAGAACGCTTCAAAGTTATGCTTATAGGTAATACTTTGCCGCACAAAGCCACCCCCTTTCTTTAATTGCACATGCATCCGGATAGTATTCTTTCGGCTATTCCGCTTATCAACTTCCAAGGTGAAGCCGTTGAGCTTACCTTTGTCACCAAATAATTTTGGACCCTTCAGTGATTTGTAGAGCCGGGCCTTATCATCTAATAAGACCTGGTTTTCGTCAGCAGTTTGTCTATCTGGTGAGTAGAGTTGATATTCCTTATTGTTAATTTTCTTATATGCACGAAAGCGATTAAGCGATTTATTATATGTTACAGCCATACTTTTCTCCTCTTGGGTGGTTACTTACATCAGGAGCCAAAGGCTCCCATTTAAGTTTGTCGGTTACTGATTGCGTTCAGAATGGACTGGTGGGTACAAGGAAGTCTATAATTATATTCCAGTCTGGTTGATCAGTTTTAAATCCGT